TGCAGCTATTGAAGTTTTGGTGATGAAATTCTCTACCGATTTCACTTGATTATCGGTAGCGCCTGCCGAGTTCTCAAGTGTTTTGGCGAGTTTTGCTGCAGCGACTTCGTCCTCTGCGAATGCTTTAACTGACGCGACAGCGACAGCTCCGAGAGCTGCGAGAGCGAGGCCTGCCGGAACTGCTGCTTTCTTGATGGCGAATGCTGCTCTCTCGCCGTTCGTCTCTAACTTCTTGAAGTCAGCGATCGCACGATCTATTCCTTTCGGATTCCATTCACTGACAATCGGGAGGTTGATAGCCACGAGTTATCTCCTCACTATGTTCTGCTCAGCTTTACCCATGACTTCAATCACGATCTGTTCTACTCGGTTCATCGTGTCCTCAAGGTGACGCTCTCCACCAGCCCAGACGAAGCGTGATGGGCCTCGTCCAAGTTTTGTCGTGAGTAGTCCTGCAAAGTTTGGTCGTGCTTTCAGAGGGTTTGTGTTGCGCGTCTGGTTCGGTCCTCGTCCAGCCATATCAGCCATGCTGAGAGGTGCTCCCTTAGCGGTGATCTTTACGACAGCGAGAGACTCGAATTCTGCACCTTGCGCGAGGTTTCTTTTGCGGGCCTTACGCGTGTCTAGTTTCGCGACGACTTTCTTCTGCTGGTTACCTTGCCATCCGGTACGACCGTAATTGTTTCGGAAGCCTCGAGTCGGTCCCGTGATCGGGATCGTGTCACGAATGCCAGTGAGGATCGGATCGCAAGCCGCGACGATGTCTTTTGTGATCTGTCGGCGAAGCATAGGGTCAATCTTGTTGATCTCCTTGAGCGCTTCTTTGAGACCGTAGTAGTCGATCCCTATCTCTGCGCTCATTGTTGCTTCCTCTGCTCGTTGATGATCTGGATGCAAGTTGCCAGATCATCGGATTCGAATGTTATGTCAGGAGGCCAGAATCCCGAAGCGACGAGCAGCTCTGCTAGTTGCCTCCGGTGGCCTCCTGCGTAGGGACTGATGACTCGGTCTCCACAACTTCTAGATCTTCAAGTTTTTTGATGAATTCATCAAAGGAGATCGGCACTGTATGACCTTGCGTACGACTGGCCTCGTAGGCCATGTACGCGAGATCTTCCATACCGATTCCGTTGGATAGGTCGGATGCTCGGCGCTTCATTTTGCGTTCCCATGAGATGATGACGAATAGGTTCGTCTGCACTTCGTAGGTCTCGCCGTCTGTGAGCTTGACTCTGAGCGTGAGTTTCATGTGTTCTCCTTAGTCGGGGTTCGGATTACCTATGGTTTACGGTGTGATGTCTCGAGCGTATGTGCCACCCTTGAACATTGCCTCGACTACTGACAGTTCGCCGACCTTAGTGTTGATCGGTGTCACTGATTCCAAGTAGCAACCAGTGAGAGTGTACTCAGGGTTGGACGCTGTTTCCGATGTTCCCGAAGGGCTAATGACGATGGTGGAGATTACGCCGAACATGGAGTTCAAGTATGTTTCAATCTCGGTCGCGCCATAGCTCTGATACAAGGTGAGCGTAAGCTCATTTGAGTAGAGGCCTGCTGTGAACGTCCTTGAAGTTTGACCGAAGGCCGTATTTTCGAGAGCTTCGGCTTTTAATGTCAAAACCGCTGCTGAGCAGTGATCGGTCAGCGCCATTGACGAAGGGCTTGTGACATTGACTGTCGGATTTGATAGGTATGTGACTGTTGCTGGCATGGTTTTGTCCTTTATACGCGGCTGGTGCCGATTCTAATTGTGAGGTCATAGGCAGGAAGTTCAGCTGAGCCGATCTGTGCGATCGTGGGCCGTCCTGAAGTCACTGCGAGAGATGAGTTCATGAGTTGATCAACGACTCCGAGAATGTAGTCCGTAGTGTCTTGGTTGCCGGGTGGCGCGCCCAACACTCGGAGGTCAATCGTGATGTCCGCTGTCTGGTTATTGAACGAACTGAAAGTAGGAAGCTCAATGAATACAGTGAGAGGTCGAGCATTCCGAGGATCAGTGACCGGCACAAGGCCGAGAGCTGTGATCGTCGCCGAGACAGCGTCAATCGTGTCTGTGAAGAGGCCTGCCATCTCATGCCACTTGCGATCTCTTGATACCGAGAAGCTGGTTGATTCGGCCCATAGATGCCACTGGTGCAGAGACCGTCATATCTTGAAAACTATTGAAGGAGTCAATGCTTCCGCGTTCGCGGTATAAGCTCGCAGCCATAAGGACGGCTCCTGCTTTTACGGCAGAGTCAGGAACGGTCGTGAGACTGTCGTGGTAGCCCGCTTGGACTCGACGCTTGAAGCACCAAGCATTCGAGGCATTCACTGATGAGGTCATGAACGCTGTGTCATTAGCGGTCGCTCCGCTGATACCGAGGAATTCGGTGAGGTCGGCAACATTTATCCACGAACAGGTCTGAGTCCAGACGAGAGATCCGACTGGATCAACTGCTTCGCGTGAGATGTCAGCTCCTACATCTTGGAAGAGAAGCTGATTCGGGATGATGACGTTCGTGTCGTAGAGATAGTCGCCTTGATAATCAACACCTACGAATAGGTACGTCGGTACAGCGAAAACGACATGAGCGCCGTTGAGCTGTGCTGCACATCCTGAGAGTGTGATCGTCTGACCGACTGCGATATCGGTTGATTCAAGAGTCTGAACGACGGCGACATTGTCCAGCACCATCTGGTGCGTGACTGTATATGTTGCCATCGTTCAGATCTCTCTCTTCGGTGTTTCGGCTCAGGCCTTGGTGACGAACTTAGTGTCGTCAATCATCACGGAGGAAAAGTACCCTCTGAACTTGATGACCCGACCGAGTGCGCCGTCACTTAATTCCACAGATACAGCTCCGCGCTGTTGTTCCCAACATTCGAAGCCAGTGCTGTCACCAACATACGGCGAGTTCTGGGTGATATTGCGGTCCACGACAAGCGACAAGCCGAATGCGTTGCCGTTGAAAGTTGATGCCGAAGCACCAGTTCCGACTGCGTTCATTGGGCCGACATTCGGGAACAACGGACGACCAGCAGTGTCCACCAATGCACCGAGTGATTGGTAGTACGCAGGACTGAGAACCATCACGTTCGGCAAGTTACCGTTCGAGTTGTTCAAGATCTGAGCAGCTGCGCCGTAGATGAACGAGACCCAGTCTGCCGGGTCGGTGTCGTCTGCAAGTGCTTGAGTCTGGGTGACTCCTGCTTCGAATGTGGTGCAAGCTGCGATGTCGGTCTGGTTCGCGTACACGCGAGCCATGTCGTCAATGAGAGCGCCGAGAACCTCTGGTGAGGTCATGTCCATTGACTCTTCGGAGAGCTTGACATAACCGCCATACAAGGCTTTGGTGATCTGAATGTCGTCCACGACGAAAGTTCCCTGATCAAGCGGTACTAGCTCGCCATTGCTTGCACCAATGGTCGTATTGACAACTACCTTCGGGCGAATGAAGACCTTGCCACTGGCGGGCATCTGACGGACGCCCATTGCAGTGATCAACGGACGATAGTTCGCGACAAAGTTGTTGTAGATCGGCGAGATGATCGGGACGGGCAGGATGCCGGGTGTGTCGGTCGTAGTGACGTTAGGTGCAGAGGCGACGATGCGGGAGTTGAATTCTGCGAATTCAGATCCGCCGGCGACGAACTTGACCATGTATTCGGCAGCGGTCGGAAGCTTGAACTCACGCTTCGGTGCTGCGAACTGGATCGGAGCAGTGGGTACTGCTGAGGCTTCAATTGCTTCTGACATTTCATCCTCCTCGGATGGTTGGGTTGGGGTTGGTATTACTTCTTCTTCGTCGGGTGCTTCCTCTTCGGGTGAAGAGGCCGCGACTGAATACACCTGAGCGTCGGCGTATGCCGGTGAAGTGACGACCGACAATTCGACGAACTTAGCCTCAGAGACCTCTAAGGTCCCGTCTGCTAGGCGCTTGAACTTTGTTGGCACTGCTCCGACCGAAACGCTGTCTAGCGCGCCGTCGGCGAGAAGTGCGAGAGTGTCGTCAGCTGCTCGAGTGGCGCTCAGCTTGGCAACGAACATCATTCCTTCGGCGGTGGATACTCGTTCGGTCACTCTGCCTATGACGCGCGTGTCGTCATGAAATTCTAGGAGTTTCGGCATCGGGCCATCTTCGGGAAGCGAGCCCTCAAGAAAGACCACAGATTCGCCACCGCTGAGAGTCGCTTTGACATTCCAAGGAACGGCAAGGCCTGTGATCTGACGAGTTGGTTCGCCGTCGGCGGACGCGTCAAGTGTGATCTGTTGAGCGGTGAGTTGAATCATGATGGCATCTCCTGAGGTGTTCGCATTGAGGCGGGATCTTCAATGTTGATGTTTGTGTGATTCATCTCTACATCTGCTATCAGATCTTCGGTGTCAAATTCAACGAACCTATTCCGAGGAAGAATGTCGGCCCCGCTAAGCGTCTCTTGCATACAGTCGAGATAGAGCTTGGCGCCTAAGAGATAGAGATCCTGCTTCGCTTGTGTCGCGTTGCTGTAATTGTAGCCGGAGATCCCGATTCCTAGTAAGTAAGCGGGGACTCCGATCGCTCGAGACAGTTCGAGTGCGCTGAAATTTCGTGCCTCTACAAGTTGAAGTTTGCTGGGGTCGGTGTCGAATTGTTCGTACTTGACAGCACTGTTCAGTGCGCCTACGGCATTCACGCGTCGCGCGTTGCTCCATGCTGCAGCGAGTTCACCTAACGATTCAGCGTCAAGAGGTTCGGATGAGTCGGTCTGCTGTAAGTATCCTGCAGCGATCTCGTTTGTGGCGAAGCGTTCAGCTGAGCGATCTAGCTTGATCGCTGTGTCAATGACTCGGCGACCTGTCCAGAGGAATCCTTGAACTGGTGCAAGGAATTGAATAACATCGTTGGTCGGTATTTGAATCCCGTTGAATGTGATCGCGTTGGATTTTCCGAAGAACTGTGGACCGGGCTGGTCCAATGTGTCCACCATCTCGGAGGGCATCCACTGGAACGATAGAGGCCGTCCAGTGGCAGAGCTTCGTGAGGTGACATACCAGAATGCACGTCCGCGCATCATTAGATCCATGCAGGTATTTGACATGATGAAGTTACGCGTCAAAGTCGGATCGGGAGTGTCCATCCACGACTCGGTTTCAAGAAAAATTTTCTCGTACCGCTCTCCGGACCATTGTGTCGTGTAGTGGCGGAGCGGTAGTGAGCCGACAAGCGAGATGATCATCTGAGTCGCGCGTGAGATCGTAGGAACGGACAAGGCCAGCTCGGAAGCAGCCCCGACGGTATAACTCCAGAACTGACCGAGTCCGCTAGACGCGCTCCCTGCAGCAGCTTGAAGCGGCTCGTGTGCGAACGCGGGGGTAGCGTTCTGCTTCTTGCTCGCGAAGAGTGCCATCTCTCCGATTCTCCCAAGACTTCACAGTGAAGTCCACTAAGGTCAGCCGAAAGCCATTGCAGGTTTCGCTCGAGTTGTCGGTTTTGATGCGAGCATCATTCCCCACACTGCACATCTGGCGAGCTCTATCGGTCCGGGTGACTTCTGCGAACTGAGCACGACCGAATGGCCTCCAGTTTTTACCGCTACCGCTCGAGCCATATGCTCGGCAAGAGCGAGGTCTCCAGTGTGGCGACAGCGATCCTCAACGATCATCGCCTTCGCTGATGCAGTCCACTTCAAAAGCTCGGCATAACCGACGATTGTCATCCGCCGGCGAAGGTCAGGAGGGCAGTGAATTTCTAGTGATGGAGTGCAAGCGAGTTTCACTGTGGGATCGTTCATGATTCGGACGACTTGCTCCCACATCTGCTGAGCTGATTCCACGACGAACGCTGTCGTCACGATGACACGCTCGCCATCGTATGCGGAACCGATACCGATGTATCTGGACTCGTCAATGCTTGAGTCGATGGTGAGCCACTGGTACGCCGGCATCTCGTGGTCTGCGATTCTTTGAGACCAGAGTGACAGTGGAAGCCATGCACTATTCGAGTCAATCCATAGGTTCAAGTGTCCTCTGATGAAGGCCTGACGATCGGGTGAGTCGTAAGCGAGCTCTAGAGCTTTCATCGTGATCGTCGTCCCGAGTGCTGGATTCGCCCATCCCCAATAGCGCCGATCCTCTACGGAGACCGAGCCGACGGGTAGTGACCATTCGGCGAAATACAGTGCGGTCGGTAGGCCCGAGTCAATCGCTGCCATACCTTGCTCTCGTAATTGTTGGAGCACTGTTGAGGACTGATCTCCAGCTGTACTGAAAAGCATCATCATCGGATTCTTCACTGCGATCTGCGAGGGCCGTAGAGCTGTGAACACGACCTCGGGACTGATGTCCCAGACTTCGTCCACAAGAAGGACTGTCGCTGTCATACCGTGAGCGTGAGCTGATGCAGCGACGACTGAGATACTGCTTCCGTCTGGGAAGTTGATCCGTTCATCGCCGTTCTGCCATCTGACTTTGCAGTCGAATCTCTCTTCAAGATCACGGACGACATCACGGAACAAGGCCATACTCCGACGCTTCTGGTTAGCCACGATCACGATCGTCTGAGGCTCCATTCGGTGAGCTGCATACTCGGTCGCCATGAAGCCGGCGACAGCTCTCATGACAAGGCTCTTCCCGTTCTGACGTGCAGTGCTGACACACGCTTCACGGAATACGAAGTCACCGTTCTCGTCCACAGTCAGAGCATCAGTGACGATCCTCTTCTGCCACTCCATGAGGTCAATGTTGAGCACGCGCTTAGACCAAGCAGTCAGGGC